CACTCCAGCTTCAAAGGTCAGGGGAAACCTCGACCTAATTGCAGCGGGTATTACCCCAAGAGTCGGTGCGGCAGGTTGTTCTGCTGCCGTTTTTGCCAGTGATAACAGTATTACCCCAAGAATCTTTCCTTGCAGTTGTACCGTCACTGCCTCTGGTGTTGCCCCAAGAGTCAGTTCGGTAAATCGTGCCGTCACTTGCTTTTGTATTGCCCCAAGAATCTTTTCTGTAAGTAAGGCCGGTGCCGCTATCCCTCGTGTTACCCCAAGAATCGGTGCGTAACGTGCCGCCATTGCCGGCGTCACAAGTATACTTAGTATTGCCCCAGCTATCCGTTCGATAAGTACAGGCAGCGTTGCTTGTAGATGAAAGTATTACAGTCATAGCTATTGTCGCTATAGTTACCTTAAGTTTCATAATTAACTCCAAAAATTTATTTATGTTTCCCGGTTTTCGTTCTAGCAAACGAGCGGTTCTTAGACTTAGGCTTAACCGCTAGATTACTTTTACTATTAGAGCCGCCTTTTGACAGCGGCTTCTTGTGATCGACATCATTGCCATCACCCTTCTTGATTTTGCCAGCATCGCGCATCGCCTTGTTAGCAGCGTTGCGCTTAGCTCGGTTCTTCTTTTGCTCAGCAGTGCCTTGGTACTTGTCGTACTCAGCCCTGTAGTCTCTAGGTTTCTTAGCCATTGGAAGCATCCTGTAAGCCGTTAAGCAGTGCCAACGACACTGAACTTTGTTTCTTAAAGTCCGCCCCAGACAAAGAGTCAATGAACCTAGGGTGGTTTAGGTTAACAAGTATACACCACGCCTGACCGGGGTTTCTACCTCTGCAATTCTTGAACATAGTTACTCTAGCGTTGGAGTCTACCAAGGCACCCATGTTTTGCAGCTCACGGAGTACGCGGTCTTCTGCGTCGTTATTCTCCTTGACGAACTTCTTAAACACAGCCCTGTTAATAGCCAAAGTAGACCCGGGCATGATCGGGTTGTTCGCATCGTACACATACTGCGTTCGCATAACGGCTTTGAGAGGAGCAGGCTCTCTAACCATAGGCTTGCCACCTTTGCCATAAGGCTGAGTGACTTCGATGATCTGGTCGTTGTACTGCTGCATAAACTGACCAATAACATCAATGGCGTCTACCTTGGCATCCACAGTATCTTTGCGGAGCTTCGTAACAGTCTCCAACATAAACTCTATCGTGCCCTTAACGTCGAACGGGAACAGGCCTAGCTTGCTACCTATCTTACCCATCGTCCAAGCAGACTTGATCATCGACTCGTAGAACCTTTCCTGCGGGGCGAAGTCAAATCCAAACGTCTTGTGGAAGTCTGCGTGCCCTTTAGCAGCGACTTCTTTGGCACCGCCCAAGTGGACTACTGCCTGCACTAACTCAGGGAAAGCCCAGCCGTGGTTCTCTAGCAGTAGGTCTGCGTAGTTACTTGCCACCTTGCCACCACTGTCGTCACGTAGAGATACAAATGTTCTATCGTTCTGTGGAACCTCAAACGCTCGGACTCGCAATGGCTCGGACTCTTGCTTCACCTGATCGAACTTGCTCATCAGTGAAGTGTTCGTAGTCATAAACGTAGGGCCATCCCACACAGCAGGGTGACGAATATCGCGACCGGGAGTCATGGTGGTCTTCTCTTGCCCTTCACTGAATGAGTAAGCCATCTGTGCTACTTGATGCTCGTCAGCCATAGTGATCTCATCAATCGCCATAGGCAAGTTGTTCAGCGTGCCGCGCATACCATAGATAGCGTTTGTAGTGTCGTTCCTACCTTGTATAAGACTGCGAGGGTTACCAAACATGCTGTTAACAGTAAGCAGCGACAGCGTTTTACCAGTCGTCGTGTCCGTGGAGTAGACAGAAACAATGCTACTGCCCATGCCCATTTGTTTGGCGATGATACCCGTAGTAGATATAAGCGCGCACGTTCTGATCACCTGCGTACCGGCTAGGTTCAACATATCCATAGCCTCGACGAATTTCTCGCGGGTGCCTTGGACTACGATGCGTTCCTTGTATCTCTCAGCGTTGCCAACAATACGACGTGATGTTGCGTTGTTCGGCGGGTTAATGATTTGCTGTCCGCATATAAACGAGCCGTCTTTCTGCCAGCCGAATGACTTATAGTCATAGCCGGTAGCTACTTGGCTCTGAACCATTTGCAAGTAGTCCATAAGATACCCTCTAACTTTTTCTTGTTGGTTGAGCGACTTCAAACCAAATATCTGGTTGTCTAGCAAGAAACCAGAGAACTCTTTGCCCGCACTTGATAGCACTGCTGCTAAGTGGTCGTTCTGCTCCCAGCCTATAAGTGGCTTTTTAATTGCCAAAGTAAACGACGTCTGCCGGTCTTCAGGACTAAAGTATATTGATTCAATATACATCGGGTAAGTGCTCGTAAGCTCCCAATCTTTAGTCTCGTTTCCATCTTCGTCTTTAACTACGATCTCATGGTAGATTTGCTCTCTACGCATTACGTAGCCTTCAGGCATTGGAATCTCTACTTCTTGCTCTTCACCTGATTCGTCTTGTACTACAACAACCTGCACGTCAGTGCTGCTAAGCTGCGCCGGAGAAGTCTTCTTGCCTTTGTATGGGCAAGCCTCACAACCCTTGGGGCAGTGCAGTGCGAACGTAGCGCAAGTAGTCGGGCCAGTAGCATTCCAGCCTTCCAGCTTTTCCATATTCTTTTCTAGATCAAACTCTGGGTGTTGGCCAGCGATACGTATGATAGTTTGCTCTGGGTCAGGCGTGAACTTAGCCAGCCCAAGTGAAGCACGCCACAGTGGCTCTTCTACTGGGTCGCCCGCTGCGTTGGTAACTCCGCCGCTCTCTACGATAGCCCTGACCTGTTGACAGTGTTCCGCTATGGAATCTATGTCCAAGTCGTTGCCTTCGTTGAGCACCGCGTCTAGCATGGCGCTACGCTTACGCTGGGGCCGGTCAGGGCGTTGTGGAGTTGTATCCATCCACTCAGTTAGCTTACCTGCCAATAGCAACACATCGTGCTCTACGCCGTCGTCGAGCAACACCTTAACTTCTTTCCAGTCTGAAGTTTTCTTGTGGAACGTGCCAACTGGGCGAAGAACCATAGACGGATCGTGTATCTTAGAGTTATCAATCTCCAAGCCTTTGGAGGCTAGTGCGGCACTCAGTGCCTTAGACACCTGTACCCACTGCTGCTTAGATATGCACTTGTCCAGCACCCAATATACATGGGCACCGATACCAGATGACACGATCAACGGCTTCGGCAACTTTAATTCTTTGACTACTTCCGCCAGCTTAATGAGTCCATCACGCTGCGTCTTATATGGCTTGTCGCCACCACAGTCTAGGTCAAAGCATAAGCTCTTAAAGAAAGTAGCTTTATCTTGGGTACGGCGAATCTTTTGTTTGCCTTCATCCGTAGTAACTATGTTGTCAGCGAATGCGCCAACACTGTAATAAATTGTAGCCTCTGGGTTCTTATCCCAAAGCGCCATGTTAGCAGCGGCATCGTCCAGCTCCGCGTAAGTAAATACTTCTCTGTTCCAAAAAATGTTTTTATTATTATTGTATTGGGTTACTACAATCGCATCCCGATCTGGGCATACCCTCTTTAAAAAATCTAATGTATTCACACTCTATCCTCAGACAAAAATGAGCCGATTAGATTCGCTAATCGGCTCATACTTAGGGTTATCAGTCGAACAAGCTGTCTAACTTCATCTCAAGCTCTTCAGACTGCTTAACTGGCGCTACTGCTGGCTGCTCTGCTGGCTTACTGGCTGGCGCTGGCTCATCGTACGCCGACGCTTCATCATCCTGAACAGACACCTTCGGTGCTGCTACTTGGGCGTGCGCTGGCGGCGCGGTCAATGCTGGCCCAGCGCTCTTCGGGGCCATAGTCCTGATAGCAATCTTAGTGTCGTCAGACAGCAACAAGGTATCTACTAGGGGAAGAGCTTTTTCTGGAACATAACCGTTTTGCTTGAACAGAAGCCTAGGATAACTCGCCTGCTCGTCAAAGCCAAGCTGTGTGATCGCTTCCTCTGGGCCGATGTTATAATTAGCTAGCTCTGTGAAGTACTCACGTAGTGCGCGCATTGCACTAACTGGCACAGTTAAACTATAGACTTTCTGCGGGTCTGCGGCGGGCACGACAGCTAAATGGCGCTGGTCAGCACACATCTTAGACTTAGCACCTGAAGGCAGAATCTTAGAGCCTAGTACGTTGTTTGGGCAGTTGGCGCAGCTATCGTTGGCTGGGCTTTCTACTGATTGGTCAGGGCGCAGGCCGTCGTTAGAGAAACAAGCTGGGCGTTTGTCTTCCGCTGCTGGGTCAAATGCCTTGGAGTAGAATACTTTACTTACTCTCGGGTTAACGCCAACAATAATAGCATCTAGCTTGTCGCCTACTACTGTTTCTACGCCGCCTTCCACTAACCTAAACTTTCCAGCACGGATGCTGATACGTGGCACACTGGGTGCTGCGGTAGTTACGATAGAGTCAGCAAGTGATGACTTAACTCCGGTCTTGTTACGTTCCGCGATACGCGCGGCGATGTGGGCTGGTACTTGTACGTTGTTCATAATACTAATCCTTATTGGTTTTTTCTAAAGTTGAATACACTCACTGAACTAAAATTAACTCCCGGCGGTGGTTCGCCAGCAGCCTCTATGTAACTCCTAACAGCAGTCTTAGAAGCGCGCGACTCTAGTAAGTCCCACGCGTCGTTGTCTCTGCAAAAGTTAAATAAGTCTTCTCTTGATGCTACAGTAGCTGAGTGGTGTGTTGACCAATAAGCTGTACCCGCATCTGTCTTAATAGATGAAAGACCATCTTCTTGTGACTTAACAGTAAACCAGTTTTCTAATGTTATCATCTTTTCTTTGATGCTGGCTTTGCGCTGTTTATACTCTTTGTCTAGCGCATCGAGTTCTTTCCTGACCTTTAGGTATCGGTCAGCTGCCGTTTCATAGTTCATACATTTCTCCAAGTAATTTAGTCACTACTATTAATACCACGCACTAAGTCTAAGAACTCAGCTAACGTGTTTTGCTTTGCTCGGAGCCTTCTATAAAGCTCCGCTTCAAAGTTCGTTGCGTAGAGATGCCACACAGAAGTTCTTCCTTCCGTATTCAGTCTACGTATTCTTGCATTGGCCTGCTCGTACTGCTCAAGTGAGTAGATCGGAGCGTACCAAATAATATCCTTAGCCGCAGTTAACGTCAAACCGTGCGCCGCAACCTTGGGGTGGGCTAAAAGTATCTTAGGCTCATCAGTGTGCTGGAAGTTATGGAATATCTCATTCCTATCCTTAGAGCTAACGTCACCGTTAACAAGCTCTACACTGTGGCCATCTCCGCGCAGCTTCTCTACAAGCCATCGCTGTACGCCCTTTAGTGGTACAAAGATTATTACCTTCCCACCTATCTCTTGCAGCAAATCAGTAAGGGTATTATACCGCGAGGAGCTGTCTATGACAATTGAGTCGTCCTCGCTGTAAACAACACCACAACAAATCTGTAGCAGTTTAGATAGCATAACAGCCGTGTTAGCTGCGGTAACAGAACCCTCGGCGAATATGGTTACAGCCTTCTCCTGCATGTCTTTAAACGCTTTTATCTGCTGAGTAGTCAGCTCAGTCTTCCGCCCTACAAAGTTGGTGCTAGGTAGGTCAGTACATTCGTCCAACGAGAAACGTATAGAAGGCTGCAATACTTTCTTACATGTTTCTAGGGCGTCATCTCTCGGTATCCACTTAAACTGTGTGACTTTCTTCATCACTGTATCTTTAAACGCAGTAAAACTGCGCGCTACACTCGGCGAGTCTACTAGCCTAGCCAGAGTCCACGCATCTGCGGGCGTCTGGGATATAGGCGTGCCAGTTAACATCCACAGCCAAGGCTGGTTGTTCTTCATATACTTAGCGAACACTTTGTAGCGCCTTGAAGAAGCTGACTTCAACGCAGTGGCTTCGTCATATATAACCACGTCGAAGTCTTCCAAGTGTTCCTGCATGTTAGTAAAGCCATCGTGGTTAATTATGGCGTACTGCAAACCGGGTGTTTCTAACAGGTCTAGTCGTTTCTTCTTTGTACCTGTAATTATGGAGAACTGCCTGTGTGACAAGTGCGCCTTAAGTTCCGCGCCCCATACTACTTTAAGTGTAGACAGTGGGGCCACAATAAGAATCTTCTTGGCTACCCCCTCAGTTAGTAAGAAGTCCGCAGCCCACAGTGAGCTAATAGACTTACCAGTTCCCGGTGCGTTCAAGCACAGGCACTTCTTGTTAGTAGTAAGAAACGCAGCAGTGTCACGCTGGTGCTCCATCGGAGTAAACCGCGCAGGCCAATCGTAGTACTCCTTGATTGGCTCTGGCACGTTGAACCCCATGTTGCGCAG